AAATATAAGAAGAATATGTGCTATCAATCCCAGATGTAAATTCAATAGATGCACTAGCTGATGCGGTTTGAGTAGATAGTAATGTTAATGCTCCTGTCGGTATTGAGGCAGGTAAACTAGAGATCGCACTCAAAGAATTATTTGAAATTTTAGTTAGTGCCATGATTTACCTCCGACATGAGAATTAGGTTCTTTAGTGGAACGCAGTGAAACTAAAGCACCTGTAGGAATACTTGCTGGTAATGTGCTTATCGCAGAAAGTGAGTTGTTGGAAATTTTGGTAAGCGACATGGCTTACTCCTTTGAACCAAGTTTATCATTCCAAATAGCTTTGATTTCATCAACTGTTGTAGCTGTATCTACTTGACTTGGTAAATCTCTTAATGTGTTTTTGTCTGCAACGATTTGAGTTGTGTCATTACCTTGTTCTTGTGCTTTAATAAAATCAATATCAAGTTCTTTTAATGCCAATGTTCTAGCTTGTCTAATTTTATCTTTCCAAAAATCTTTTGCTAAAGTTAAATTTATTTCAATTTCATTATTAGAATTTAAAGACCAAGCATTTCTTAAAGTTGTGTCTAAATTAGATAATTCTGATTTATTAATTATTTTATATGTTTTTCCATTTGGAACATCTTTAGATGCTATTTGTTCAATAGTTAAATTAGAAAAATTAGTAGGAGATATAATAGATAATCTATTATTATCTTCGTTATATATAATTACTTTATCCATATTTTTTACCTAAAAAAAGCCGCAGACACTACTGCACTATCTGTTGCTGTTGAGTTATCATGTTTTGCAATAGTAACTCTTACTGCTGTAGTTGATCTTACTACTGTATTTCCATCTTCTATAATCCAATGAAACTGACCTGATATACTTCTGTTTCCATAAACTCCACAATATTCTGCATCTTCAAAAGCATTTGTAAAATTAATTGTATATGTTCCACCACCATGATCTGTTATTGAACTTACATTGTACCCAGCATCAACTGAAACAGTTGCCGCAGTTCCATCAAATTGAACCCATGCTTTAGCTACACCATTTCCAACAAAATTTGATTTAGTCATTTTTCTTAATGCACTAGCTGATGTATCGTAAATTAAAACTTCATCACCATCTGCAACTGTTGTTTCTGCTGTTTGAGAATTAATTGCTGAAGCCGCAAGTTTGGCATCTGTAATTGCACCATCTGCAACTGTTGTTACTAATCCTGTTCCATAATGAAAGATAAAATCATTTGTACTAGTTGCTGGAATGGCGACACCAAAGTCTATGGTTGAACCTGATACTGTAAAGTTACCAGCTTGTACCACACCATCAATAGAAACTTGTAATGAGTTTGCAGAGTTAGGTGTAAAGTTTACGCTGTTCTTTTGTAGTGTGTAAGATGAGCTTCCATCAAAAGTTATAGTATCTAACTTTTCAATGTTGCTTAACTTATCTGTTCCTCTGCCAATATATGCCATGTGTTATTCTGGTTTTGTAGGAAATACTACTGCATTGACTTGTTCAACTGTAGTAAGTCCGTTGGTTAAATCTCTTAAACTTTGTCTGTATGTTACCCATTCAGCAGGAACTGTATTACCAGCTTCAAGGTTCATAGTTACAATGTAATCTGTATCTTGTAATAGTTTATTTCTTTTGGTTCTTAAATCTTCCATAGCCATATCCAATTCTACTGCTGGTAATTGTGCTTTTATATCAGCTACTGGTATTGGTGTTGTTCCATTGTGCCATTCAAAAGTACAAGTATTAATATCTGACCCATTTACAGATACTTCTGCACTAGGATTTATTTTTTTTATTGCTTCTATAATCATACTGTTATCTCCTGCACTAATATTGATGATGCTGTTCTACCTCTTGCTATCGTATCACCATCGTTTGGTGTTCTATTGACATAAAAAGTTCCAGCTTCAGTAACACCTTGTATTTTATAAGTGATTGATGATGTAGTAGAAGGTGAATCCAAATAAATAGCAACATTTGCTTCAGCACCATTAACATCAGCAGTAATTGAATCTCCGAAACAAGATGCTCTATTACCAGCAGTATCTCCAGCATATATAACTGTACTATCTCTTAAAAGTCTAAATAATCCATGATTAGCACCACTTTGACCATGACCCATTAAGTGAACCATTACTAAAATTTTATTAGAAGTAGATGTTGGAGTAATTGAAACACTTAAACCAGTTATATCAGTAAATGATGTTGATGTTGATGTAAAAGTATCTGTTTTAACAGATTGTATAACTTGCAAAACCTTACCACCTACACCAGCTCCTAAACTATCAGATACTAATTTTGTAATTGCCATAATTATAATCCTAATGCTTTTAAGTGTTCTTTAGTTAAACCTAATTGTTCCATAATTGCTTCTGCTTCTTGTTTCTTAGATATTTTGTTTGCCTGTTCTTGTTCTCTAGCTAATTTTTCTTGTTCTGCTTGAATAGCATCTTGTTCTCTTTGAGCAATTTCTTCAGAAGTTAAATTTAATTCTTGTATTCCTTGGGGTGTAACTATTATTTTTTTCATATTATTTAATTCCATATAATTTAAAATTTCCTGAAGTTATATTACCAGATGACATAAAAAAACTTATACCTGATAATGCTGTTGTAGCATCATTTAACCAACCTGATTGATTATGAGTATACATTTCTACTACAGTTGAATTTATATAAGCAGAATTAGAAGTGAACCATTTATAACTATTTACGTCTAATGGATTATAAATTACTAATTCAAAATTTGCTCCACCAGAAGATGTTGTATTATCTAAACTTGCATTTCCTAATTTAAAACTACTTGCATTCCATAATCTACTTCCATATGTTGCAGCAGTTCCACTATCTCCTTGTGCATGTTGTACAACTGTTGAATAATTTGATGTTGTTACATCTGCGTTACTTTTTCTAAATCTTATACGAACTTCTGCGGCATCAGTTGCAGGAATTACATAAGAACCAATTATTTTATAATTTTTGTAAGTAGCTGAAAAATATCCATCAAAAGAAACTGATGCAGAAGATGACGCATCAACTGTTGCAAGTAAAACATAATCAGAACTTACTGTTTGAAAAGTATTATCACCTCTTAAGAATGTTGTGCTGTCTTTTGTGCCAGTTGCAGATAGTTGAGATAGACCAACAGATGATGCTGGAGGATTTACAGTTTGTAATGCTTTGCCTAAAAACACCGCATACATATCATCACTAGCAGATGTAGCAGATGTTAAAGTTAAACTTGTTCCAGTTGCAGAATATGCAGTTGTAGGCTCTTGTCTTACAAAGTTAATAAAAAGTGCAATCTCATTGGCATTAGCAACAGGATAATCAAGTGTGTAAGATGTAGTTGCACTTGTAGTGAAGTCTTGCTTAGCAAAACTTGTAAAACTGTCTGCTGGTTTATTTCCTATAAAAGGCATTTAATCTCCTTATGAACTAATTGCATCTACTGTAGATACCCAAACATCTAATGATGAAGCTGTATCAGATATCACCTTTAAAGCATCTCCAGATTGAACCACAAATTTAGCACCACCATCTAAGACTTGAAGTGATGAGCCACTTGGGATTGGAGCATCTTTAACTAGGTAAATATCATTCACACCATCATTGATATAAACTGATGCGACAACAGCAGAACCTGTAACATTGGCTACTGAAATGCCTACAACAGTATCGTAACTATCAGCAGTAAATAATGTTGCAGCACTTGTGCCTACATCATTGCTTGTATATCTTCTAAAGTTTTGTGCCATATTTATCTCCTATTTTATAATGCGATTGCCATAGCAATAGCGAATCCGTTTGTTGCAAAATTAGATGTATCAACAGCTTCCACATTCTGCCAAGCTGCACCATCCCAGTATTTAAGTACATTCGTTGTGGTATTAAAATATAAAGCACCATCAATCAAAGCATCCCCATCATTATCTAGTGTAGGGTCTGAAGCCTTTGGTCCCAAATATCGATCATCAAAAGAGTCGTATGCTGCTTCGGCATTTGCAGCGCTGGTTGCCGCAGCACTAGCAGAATTAGAAGCGTTCGTTGCAGATGTACTTGCAGCACTAGCACTGGTCGCAGCATTAGTCGCTGAGGTACTTGCAGATGAAGCAGATGATGCTGCATTCGTTTCACTCGTAGCCGCATTCGTTGCTGAAGTCGCTGCATTAGTTGCTGATGTACTCGCTGCTGATGCTTGAGTTGTAGCAGTCGTAGCTGAACTTGCAGCCGATGTTGCTGAAGATGCAGCGTTAGTTTCTGAAGTTGATGCGTTTGTCTCACTCGTAGAAGCATTGCTAGCCGATGTTGCAGCGTTACTTGCTGAGGTTGCTGCATTGGTTTCAGATGTAGATGCATTACTTTCAGAAGTTGCTGCATTGCTAGCCTGGGTCGTAGCCGTAGTCGCTGAAGTTGCTGCATTTGTTTCAGACGTTGCAGCGTTAGTCGCTGAGGTAGCCGCAGCTGTTTGAGCTGTAGTTGATGCAGCAGCATCGACTAATAAATCGTATTTTGTTGAATTGGTATTGGTTGTTAAAGGCTCCGCTCCACTTGAACTGTGAGCTGCATTAACCATAAAAATATTATTAGTAGAAGTATCTTTAACAATATCTCTTACACTATACGCGGTTCCTGATGCCCAGTTTCCACGGTTAGATCCAATCGTTGTAGTTACAGATAATTCACCTGTACTATCAAATCCTAAAACTTTATTTGCTCTTGATGAAGCATCTATTGTAAACTCAGTAGATGTCATTGTATTCGTTCTTGATAATTTTAAAGAACGATCAATTTCTTCCTGGATCTCTTGTTGTTGTAAAGTAAGTTTATCTAAAGCTGTTTCGTGAGACTCCGCAGGAAATGGATCATTAGCAACGTAGTCTGTATCTTGTGTTAAGTTAGTATCTCTTAACAAGACAATAGACGTACCACTGGCAGGAGCCGAAGTGAAAGTTACAGTTCCTCCTGATGAGCCGTTATCGACTATCGTATAATCCGAATTTAATGTTTTAACAGTTTCCGCTCCTAGCGATGATCTCTCAATTACTTTTAATTCCGCAGTAGAATTTATTGGAAATGTGTAAGTAAACTGAGTAGTAGAACCATCACCGCTAAAAGAGTTTTTAACTGTTGTGCTTGAAACAGTCATTATTTTTTATTTTTCCTTAGTTTTTTAAAATCAGCACCAGTAATTTTATTTCTTGGTTTTGCTGCTCGTGCTATTTTTTTTTGTTTAAGCGAAAGTTTTTTTCCCGGCATTATTTCTTCTTCTTGCCTTTTTTCTTTTTTGTTTTCTTCATAGGCATCATTTTGCCTTTTTTACCATAATGTCCTGGCATAGTTTTTTCTCCTGTAATGTTTGAAAATGCGGGTAGATTTTTTACCCAGTTTATATTTACCTCATGCCAAAAATTGTCAATATTGGCAAGAATTATTTTAT